TTATGGAAAATATTATGACTTGTCATGGTCGAGGAGAGGGCGCCGGATGGCATAACGTCATTAAGATTTTTTGCACTCGAAACTGAAAAGTTTTGGATTTGTGCCATATCTCTTGTCATTTTTAGATCGTGATCTCGTCCAGATTTAATCCCCGGCTCATCACTTGCTTTGGAACCGGGCTCGACCACAAGAAATTCAAACTTAGAACCCTCAGCGTACATGCTCTCAAGTGATCGAAAATGATAACCTTTTAAATTTTCAAAAAAGTGATATGTCGGTGACCCATTCTCTTTGGATAAAGACTGCCTGCTCCACTCTGCAATCATTTTGAACGGTGTATGGTTACAGGGGTTGACATGTTTGACGCCAACTGTGGTTTCAATGTATAAATCTTTTTTACAAGTTAAGTCTTTTTCTAGTAATGTCTTTACCAAATCAGAGTATTCACCTTGTAACTGTCTTTCAATTCTCGTTCTACGATTATGAATGAACTCAGAGGTGACAAATTCTAGGGTGGTGAGTGTCATATTGTTACCAGCTTCAAATTGGTCAGCAACGCCAGTGACATGGAGTAAATTTTCAGTAAAATTTATTTCAGATTTTTGGCCAGTCAATGATGGTGTAGTGATCAATATCTGTAAGTATTCTTGACCAATGATTGGAGCAGAATTAACCAATCCAACAGTGTCCTGTATCGCAATGTACCCCGCAACGCAATTTGCATTTATATCCTCATAAAATTCAATTTGCACCACTAAATTTGATAAATCTACTTCTGTACCCTCACCAGTTATCAATGTCGCTGATTGTAAATCAAATTGTCCAGGCTCTTGATATTTCTTCGTCGTAGCCATATTACCTTTCTTTCATCAATCTAGAAAAATCATTTACAACCTTATTAACTTGAGCTACGTTAAGAAGTCTTATTTGTCTTAGAGCATCTTGCCGAGACTCCTCATACTCAAAATTAGTTATTGCAGTTGCACTTGGATAACCAGTGTTATCACTTCCAATGTCAATCTTCACTGACGTATCACCAGAGCTCTGTGATATTTCATAATGATGCGTTGCATTTGGATTTGTATATTTTTCATTGACATACGCTAAGAATTGATTAACATTCATAGGCCACTGATGATAACGATCATAAATGTCATTTGTTAACAGAATCACCCAATGCAATTCAGCATCACCATAAACGTTAAACGCAATACTCTCTGGAGTCTCACCACTTTTTATGATATACTTGGTGTATATGGCAAGGTTATCTTTTACAACTTCTCTTATTGCTGCTCGCTTCAGTATGTTGGTCACCGTTTTTGAATTTGATTGGCCTACATTTACATAATCCACGGTTGGGAAAAAGTTAAAATACATCTTAATATCCTAAATCCGTATCCTCTTGAGTAATAATTTCTATTTCAGTAAAATTAAGTGTTACAGATGTTCTTTGTGGTGGAGTTCCAGATTCATCACCCGCACCTCTATTTGTGACTTGCTCAGAATATGCTGTATATCTATCTCCACCATAACTCACACTCATGTCGGTGAGATAACAGGTTGATATCTTGTTCAAAAAATTATTACGTTTCGCACCACCGCCAGGCGGGATGTATAGATATTCTATATCAAATGTGTTTGGAATATTCAGTGTCCGATCAGGCCCTCGTCCTCCAAATCCGGCAAACCCTTCTGCACTGTATGACGGTAACATTGCTCTTTTGAGTTCATAAATAATCGCATCAATTTGTTGTGACTCTTTTGCACTCTTAGGAATGAAAGCGAACGTGTAAGAAAAACTTCTTCTACCGACACCTTCAAACATAACTTCCATCTTTTTTGACATGATCTTGCCAGCACCAATCTGTGCTGCTTCAAGTGCTCCTTCAGTGCCGGGAACAATATCTTGCCCTTCTTTTACTGCGCCCAAAGCCGTTCCAACAAGGCCCTCTTTTGTTGCATCCTTCGCCACCCCAACTGCTTCTTTAAGACTCGGGCCGCCACGGATGGCGTTGAGAGCTGCCTCTGATGTGGCGCCCATCTCTACCTCACCATAGTTTGCTTTATACGATACTTGAACTTGAGGAGGCATGAACAAGGCGATTTGAGTTTTCACCCTCTTTGTGGTTCCCGAAAGAGTCAATGACCTATTTTTTCTGCCCGTAGATGTTTTTTTCACCTTGCCGGGAATCAAATCGAGAACTTTAAGTATAACGTAATGTCCTTGATCATTGACACCTATATCATACGGATATTGTAATAACCTAGTGGACAGGGGTTTGCCCACTGCATCACCATCTATCGAAGTGGCACCACTAGCCGTAGCAGCAGTCGCATTTCTAAGAAAATCTGCATCAGATTGACCAATAAGTCCTGGCCTCTTTGAGAGTTGAGATGGTCCAACAAATTGTCCAGAGGGAACTGCCACGATATTCTCCTTATAAATATTCAAAACTATTTATACATCATGTCATACAAAGGTCGATATACTCCACAAAATCCTACAAAATATAGAGGGGATTATAAAAATATCATTTACCGTTCTCTTTGGGAGCGAAAGTTTATGGTGTATTGTGACCAGAGTGATAACATAATTGAGTGGGGAAGTGAAGAAGTTATCATACCATACGTTTCACCATTGGATGGCAGAATACATCGTTATTTTCCAGACTTTTATATCAAGGTAAAACAAGCGAGTGGTAAACTTAAAAAGTTTATCATCGAAGTGAAACCTAAAAAACAATGTAGTCCACCCAACCCTAATCCTAACCGTAGGACTAAAAGGTGGATTTCAGAGGTGCGAACATGGGGCGTGAATGAAGCAAAATGGAAGTCAGCCGTGGATTGGTGTGACAACAACGATATGGAATTTAAAATATTGACGGAAGACGATTTAGGTATTCGTTATAAATAATTATATGGCGAGAGATAATTATATACAAAGTGTTTTGGATGCAGCGAAGGGTAGGCCATACTCACAAGATTGGTATAGAGACAAGATCAAAGAGTTTGGCACACCTAAGACTTTAGACCTAATCAGGGATGGCAAAAGATCATCCCGTCCATTTTTTGGACGTTTAAACATGTTCGTATACGGCCCTAAACACGCAAAAAAATTACCTTACTACGATACGTTTCCTCTGGTGCTTCCTCTGGAAAGATATAGTGACGGATTCTTGGGCATGAATTTTCATTATCTGCCGATTCCGTTGCGAATGAAGTTATTGGATAGGATGTTTGATTTTGCTGGTGGTGATGAGGAAAATTTTGATGAGAACACACAAGTAAGAGTTTCATATGATGACGTAAAAAATGTAAATTTGGTCAGGCCGACGATTAAACGTTATCTTGCCGGGTTCACCAAATCACAATTTCGTAGGATCGACGCTGATGAATTTGTTGTGGCAACACTGTTACCAGTGCAACGATTTAAGAAAGCATCAGCTGATACGGTCTGGTCAGAATCAAGGAAAATGATCTAATGACAACTGCAAACTTAAACAAGACTTTTGATGGCGAGTTTCGGGACGGCAAAAGTAAATCGACCTCTCTCATTGACACATTTTTGAGTGAGGTCAGAACGTCAGGTGTTGCAAGAACAAATCTGTTTGAAGTGCGAATTAATCCACCTATTCCAACGTTCAGAACAATTAGAATGTCACGGTCACTAACTTTGAGGGCAGAAAGTGTTGTCATGCCGGGGATGAATTTAACAACTGCTCAAGATGTCAACATCTATGGACCCGTGCGAGATGTAGTCGAGGGTGTAAACTACGCTGACGAAATAGCAATAACATTTCTTGAGACTAGAGATCATGAGATAAGAAAATATTTTACAGAATTGATGGAATTTGCATATGACCCCCACACATGGAATTTAAAGTATTATAACGATTATGCTACGGGTGATGTGCAAATATTTCAATTGAATAACCAACAAGAGGTCACATATGGTATAAAGTTATGGGAAGCCTATCCAAAAAACTTTGGACCAATCACATACTCTACTCAATCTACGAATGAGGTTGTTAAACTAAATGTCAACTTCAATTTTAGATATTGGACAGACATAACTAGATACGGTACGAGGGCGCCAATGACTCCGTCTGAAAGAGCCGCCTCTCGACCACCTGTACAACCAGAGTCGCAGGCGCCGGTAGTAGACCTTGATAGAAACGCTCGACCGATTACTATAACTTCCATAGGTTCTGATGGAACAGCGTCAGTATTTTAATATATAACTTAATGAATTGATAGGAGATTCGCAATGGCTTTGCCAAAAATTAAAACACCAGAATTCCCACTAGTGGTTCCGTCCACTAATAAAGAAATCACATATAGACCCTTTCTTGTAGGGGAAGAAAAAGTCCTCTTGATGGCATTAGAATCAGAGGATGAAAAACAAGCATACAACGCAGTGATGAGACTTGTACATTCCTGTACAAATGGAGAGATAGGTAATCCACACGATCCTCTATTTGACATTGAGTACGCATTTTTGAAGATTCGAGGAAAATCAGTTGCTGAGACAATTGAAATTAGTGTATTGTGTCCAGATGATGAAGAGACTCGCACTGATGTTTCACTAAATACAGATGACATAGAATGTTTGGTGGATGCAAACTTTAGCAATGAGATTGAACTGAATGATGAATTCACAGTCATTATGAGATATCCGACAGTGCAAGATACCTTGTCAGTATCAAGTGTGGAGAGCGAGACTGAAAAAGCATTCTTCATAATTAAAAACTGTATTGAAAGTATTATGGTTGGAGAGGAAACTTACCATAGAGTTGATATCAGTAATAAGGAGTTAGATGAATTTTTTGAAAGTATGACAAATAACATGTTTGAGAAGTTGCAACAATTCTTTATGAATATGCCTAAACTTAGACATGAAATTGAGGTGAAGAATCCAAAAACTGAAGTTACCTCAACTGTGGTGTTGGAGGGACTTGCAGATTTTTTCGCATAGCTCTTTCTCACACCAATTTAGTTGTATACTACAAGAACATTTTTGGATTGGTGCAACATCATAATTGGAGTTTAGAAGAAATTGAAAATATGATGCCGTGGGAGAGAGACATCTATACGAGTTTACTCATTCAACATTTGGAAGACGAGAAAAAGAGAATGGAGGAAGAAAAACGAAGGAGAGGGTAATGGCACAAAAGAAACTTGAGCCAGGCAGTGATTATGCAAAATATGATCTTGATGGTGATGGTGTTGTGACCGATGAGGAACTTGAGATGGATGCTAAAATGATGAGGTTAGAGAATGAGGATAAAAAAGAAGACGCTCAAAGACATATGGCGTGGTTCGCTCTTTTTGGTATGTTGTTATACCCTGCTTTGGTTGTTGTTTCCGTATTTACTGGACTTGACAAGGCTGCTGGGGTCTTAGGTGATATGGCACCAACCTACTTTGTTTCTGTTGCGGCGATTGTTGCAGCATTCTTTGGTAAGGAAGCATATGTTAAAAGTAAAAATACTGAAGTAAGTGTAAAAAAATAGGATAGAAAAATGTCTGAAGAAATGAGG